GGAGCTGCTTAATAATAAAAACCCACCAATTGGACACTTCTACACACCCTGCGGACAATGCGGCGAATGCCGACTCTCACGCGCCCGATCATGGGCGACCCGCTGTGTCCACGAAGCAACTTATTGGAAACAATCTTGCTTCATAACATTAACTTACAAAGAGGCTCCTCCTCTTAACTCACTAAACCCCGAAGACACTAGAAACTTTATACGTCGCTTCCGCGACACTTTCAAAAAACCTTTCAAATACTTCCTAGTAGGTGAATATGGCGACAACTTTGATCGTCCTCATTATCACGCTCTTATATTTGGAACTGACTTCGGTTACTCTAATCACAATTCTCCTAAAAGAGAAAAAACATCAGATCTCCAACTTCTTCATGATACTGATGCACTCTCCTCCCCTGAACTAAACTCTATATGGGGTCATGGCTTCACATCTGTCGGAGAACTTACATTCGACTCTGCTGCTTACTGCGCTCAATACGCCATGAAAAAAATCAACGGACCCCGAGCCTCATCACATTACGGCTCCCGTCACCCCGAATTCATGCGAACCTCGCAAAATGCAATCGGGAAACAATACGCACTAAAATACGCTGACGAAATTATCACTAATAACTCGGTCATTTCTAATGACCAAAAACAACCAATCCCCGCTTACTACCTAAAACAATATGAAAAACAAAACTACAATCTCGATCAGCTTAAAACTCTTCGAGAAGAATTCTCCGAAACTCACACTATGCTCAAAAGCTATACTCGTGCGAAAATCTTAGATTCTAAATTCAAACAAAAAATCTCAAAATCTGACGCTTTCAGAGTCAGATATGCAAAAGACTCTTACTTTAACAACTAACATCGCAATTAAGCGATTATAACAAGGAATCTCTATGCTCCTCTATCTCGTCTATGACAAAGACAAAAAAACACTCTCAACCCCAATGCTAGCCCCGACGCTAGAAATTGCTCAAAACGCTCTCAACGAACTAAACCCAGAAAACCTACCCTCACTCATCATCCACTCCCTAGCAATCCTAAACTCTCCATTGGACTTACTCTTACTTGCAATAGACGACTCTAAATCTCTACCTGATTTCATACTATCTAACAGCTCGACCGATAGTTCCCCTATCGGTGAGCAAACAAGCGAAGCGCGTTAGTACTAACTACCAACAAAGGAAAAAAACATGTCCTCGAACACCAAAACACTTTCACACTTCGCAGAAGTCCCTGAAGCTGAAATTCAACGCTCTACTTTCGACCGTTCTCACGGCGTAAAAACTACCTTCGACGCAGGACAACTTATTCCTATCTACGTCGACGAGGTTCTACCCGGCGACACTCACAATCTCAAAGACCACCTCTTTGGTCGCTTAGCGACACCTATTGTTCCATTCATGGACAATCTCTACCTTGACACCCATTACTTCTTTGTCCCAACCAGACTTGTCTGGGAAAACTGGGAAAAATTCAACGGTGCTCAAGAAAATCCTGACGACCCTACAGACTTTGTCGTCCCTACAATGACCTCAACTGCCGTAACTGGTTACGCATCATTATCTATCTTCGATCACATGGGCATACCTCCTCTAGTCCCTGGACTCGAACACATCTCTTTACCACTTCGCGCCTATAACCTCATCTGGAATGAATGGTATCGCGATCAAAACCTACAAGACTCACTTACTGTAAACAAAGGTGACACTGCTGACTCCGCAGGCTCTTACGGAATCTGCTCTCGCGGAAAACGCAAAGACTACTTCACTTCTGCCCTACCTCGTCCTCAAAAAGGACCAGCAGTAAATTTACCACTCGGTACTTCTGCACCTGTTACAACCAACGCCGCCAATGCTGCTGAAATTACAATTCTCGCGCCATCTGCCGGAACATCTACTTACAGAATCGGCACCTCTGCCTCTCTTGCAACTCAATCCGGCTCTGCTGGTGTTGCAGGCAACGCACTATTCGCCGATCTTACTGACGCTACTGCCGCTACAATCAACTCATTACGACTCGCTTTCCAAGTACAAAAAATGTACGAACGCGACGCTCGCGGAGGAACACGCTATGTCGAAATTCTCAAGGCTCACTTCAACGTCACATCTCCCGACTTTCGTCTGCAAAGACCTGAATACCTCGGTGGTTCTACCAAAAAAATTACTTCCACTGTTGTTCCTCAGACTTCATCTACTGACGGAACTACTCCACAAGGAAACCTCTCTGCTTACGCTCTCGTTAGCGAATCTGGTAACGGATTCAACCATTCTTTCACCGAACACGGCTATATCATCGGTCTCGTTTCACTACGAGCTGATCTCAATTACCAGCAAGGACTTAATCGAATGTGGTCACGCTCGACTCGCTTCGATTTCTACTGGCCAGCACTATCTCACTTAGGCGAGCAATCAATTCTTAACAAAGAAATCTATGCTCAAGGCTCTGCCAACGCTGCCGCCGACGCCGAAACTTTCGGCTACCAAGAAAGAAACGCGGAATATCGCTACAAGCCAAATGAAATCCATGGCGCATTCCGATCGTCCTATTCTGCCCCACTCGATATGTGGCACCTTGCCCAGAAATTTACTACCCTCCCACTTCTTAATGACGACTTTATCAAGGAAAATCCACCAATTGACCGCGTAATCGCAGTCGAAACTGAACCTCACATCATTCTAGATGTGTTCCTTGATCTACAATCTACAAGACCTATGCCAGTCTACGCTGTGCCTGGTCTAACCGATCACTTCTAAGGAGTAACTATGGGACTCTTCGGCTCAAAAGGTGTATTTGGAGGCTCCGGCGCTTTAACAAAAGCTGTCGGCTCCTTCATACCAGGTATCGGCGATGCCGATGCCGCCAAAGACGCAAACGAAGCTAACCTCAAGGAATCTGCATTAAACCGCAGATTCCAAGAAAACATGTCAAACACCGCCTATCAGCGCGGCATGACCGACATGAAAAAAGCTGGCTTAAACCCTATTCTCGCTTATATGCAAGGGGGCGCTTCGGCGCCTTCCGGCTCTACAGCGACTGTACAATCTGAATCTCGAACCGGCTTAGCCGACTTTGCTCTAAAAGCCGGCACCGGTATCTCTGCCCAGCGCAATGCTGCCACCGCCCTTCAACAACAATCAACCGTCAATGAATCCTCAATCAAACTTAACGCTGCTACCGCAGCTAAAAACCTCCAAGACGCCGAAGGAAAACGTCTGGAAAACAATAAAAATAAAAAGTTTGAAAAAATCAACACCTCCGCCGGTAAATTTGGAGACAAATTATCCGAAGGTATGGATTCAATAATGAAAATGATTGAAGGCTCTGGCGCTAAATCTCAACAAAAATGGGATGACGCAACTAAAAAAATTAAAGTCCTTGGTCCTGCAAAGGGCAAAGACAAAGGTATCTTTCAAAACCTGAAAGACTCCTTCTACAAACCAAACTAGGAGACCCCATGACACGGATGTTAATGGATACCGCAAAATTCCCATTCCAACTAATCTATGACCTACTAATCATGGTCATCACTTACTTAAAAGGAAGTAACAATGAAATTCAAAAGTAACTACATGCCTTCAAAAGGCTCTGTAATTGACCAATCGGGTCAAAAATCTCGTACCCTTCAATCTGAAGCGGATCAATGCGACATAAACAAAATCATGGAAAGGTTCAACAGAACCGGAAAACTTCCACAACTTCAACTCCAACCGGCTCGCTATGGCGATGCCCGCGTCGTAGACTACTCAACTGCTCAGCAGATCGTAATCGACGCCAAAAAGCAATTCTTAGAATTGCCAGCAAAAGTCCGTAAAACCTTTTCAAACGATCCACAGCTCTTCCTAGAGGCTATTTCAGACACATCTGAAGCTAATGCCGAAAACCTTCTCAAATTAGGTATCCTAATTGAAAGAAAACCATCAGCGGAAGACGTACTAAATCAGATCGCTAATAATACTAAACCGGTCGAAAAACCGACCGTCTAAAAAAAATGCTTGCATCGTGGGAACAGTCATGTTACTTGATATAACTGTTCCCACTGGACGGACACTCCGTCCCAAACAACTAAAAGGAATTAAAAATGGCTTACCGTTCAAAAGAAAAGGGAAACAACTTCTCTAAACATTCCGCCCCTCATGGAAAAAACGCTGCGAAAGTAACTCGCGGCGGGATACGCTTATAAGCTGCCTATTTCCATTCAAACGCTATCGCCTGCACGATGGCACTATAGCAGCTTCCGAAAGGGAGCTGCTTAATAATAAAAACCCACCAATTGGACACTTCTACACACCCTGCGGACAATGCGGCGAATGCCGACTCTCACGCGCCCGATCATGGGCGACCCGCTGTGTCCACGAAGCAACT